TATCCCGGCAAAATTCCCGGCGTTGTCCCCGGCGGGCGTACAGCTCGCGCTACGGGCGGCAAGACCAAGGGTAAGGGCAAGACCAACATCAACATCGTGATTGCCGCTGGCCGTCAAGGTGGTGGTCAAGACATGGGTCCTCCTCCCGGGTTGATGGGTGGTGGTCCGGGCGGTATTCCTGTTCCTGTGCCGATGCCTCCGGGCGCTGGTGGCCCTCCCGCTGCGGCTCCTCCGATGCCGATGCCAATGCCTATGCCTATGCCAATGCCTCCGGGCGGCGAGCCTCCAATGGCCCGCAAGTCAGGTGGTCGCGTTGGTAAGTTTGGCGGCGGTGCAATGGCCGCTGGTGGCAGACCTATGGCTGGTGGACGCGCTCCATTGCCTGTTCCGCAGCGCCCAACGCCAGCCCAGAAGATGCCGATAACGCAAGTACAACAGCTCACTCCTCAAATGATGCAGAAAGCTTTTTTGAAAGCTAATCCCGGATTTAAGGGACCAGCGCCAATGCCGGGAGCAGGAAATCCTCCACCTCCTCCGGGAATGCCGCAATATGCCCCGTTGGACCCAACCCTGCCGGATAATCAGCAGCGAATAACTCCGTTGAACCCATCGCAGCAAATGCAGCAGCCTATGATGGGTGGTATGGGACTAGCAAACCCATACGCTATGGGTCCGGGTGGTCGCCAATATGAATCTGCAATGGATATGCAAGGCCAGCAAATTCCAGACAATGTAATGTCGCGGTATGCAGACCAACAGCGGTCGCCGTTTGGCCCAACACCCGGCGGAACCATTCAAGGTATCCAGCCTGATTTTACGCAAGCCCAAAACATGGTAGGGGCTATGACAAATCAGTCGTTTAGCCCTCAGCAATTTGGGCAAAACATCCAAAGCGGGCAAGGGGCGCTGTCTAATGCGTTCGGCCAGTTTAACCAAGCTCAAGGCATGGGAACGGCTATGCAGGGTTTTGGCGGCTCTCAACAGGCCCCAATGGCTCGCAAAACTGGCGGTCGCGTTACTAAAGTTGCCTCGTCCTACAAAGACATGGAAGCTGGTTCTGGTGGTGGCGAAGGCCGCTTGCAGAAGACCGACATTGCCAAGAAGGGCAAAGATGCTCCTGCTTTTAAGAAGGGTGGCAAAGTCTACCGTTCCTACAAGGACATGGATGCAGGTGCTGGCTCGGGCCTTGGTCGTATTGAAAAAACGGAGATCGCTTCTCGTAAGCGTTGATTTCGCGGCGGCATGAGGCATGGCGCTGTGATCCGGGACGGGTGGAATCCCCCTTTTTCCACCCGTCCCAACTCATAAAGGGGAACCGCAAAGGGGGCGGTTATGTTGACGTACCAAACGTTCTTTCAGCATGAATTGCTGAAATTGATCGACCAAGAGGTCGAAAGGCTAAAAGACAGCCTAGTTCACGGGCATAGCGCCCTTGATTACCCGTCTTACAAACACAATGTCGGAATTGTTCAGGGTCTTCTCAGAGCTAAATTGCTTTGCGAGGAGGCTGAATCAATCGCCAATGGCGCAGAAAGCAAAAGGGGTTAAGAGATGCCACCAATGATGATGGATCATGATGTCGATCCAAAAAAGAAACTGCTCGAAGAACTTGGCGATCTTTCGTCGGTTGAGCTTTTTAACAACCAGATTTTGGTTGCAACGTACATCCGACCGCAAAAAACAAAGAGTGGCATCTACTTAACTGACAAAACGACTGATGAAGACAAGTTCCAATCAAAGGTTGGGATGCTTGTAAAGACAGGTCCGAGTGCTTTTGAACCAAATGATGAAGGTTGGTTTCAAGGCGAAGAGTTTAAATTGCATGATTGGCTTGTTTTTCGACCTTCTGACGGCTGGAGCATCACCATTCACGGTGTCCTGTGCCGAATCTTGAGCGATACTCAGGTCAAAGGCCGTGTCCAGAACCCAGACGAAGTTTGGTAAGGAGATAAATCATGAATGATGACAACAAACAGATAGAATTAGAGATCGTTTCTGACGATCAAGCCAATTCTAAAGAAGCAAATGAGCCTGAAGTTGAAATTCAACTTGAGGGCGATGGGCATCATGATGCTTCATCGGCAAACAACGAAGACAATGATGTTCAAAAGACGATCAAAAGTCTTAAAAGCCGCATTGAACAAGAGCAAAAGGCTCGCGAAGATGCAGAAGAACGCGCTCGGGTTGCTTCTCAGAAGCTCAGTGCAGCTTACAATGAGGTTGAAGACAGCAATATCAACCTGATTACGAGTGCCATTGAGACCGTAAAGCGCGAAAATGAATATCTTAAGAACGAATATCGCAATGCACTTGCGCTTTCGGACTACGATAGGGTCGCTGATCTGCAAGAAGCCATGTCTGGCAATGCTGCAAAGCTGCTTCAGTTGGAAAACGGCAAGCAATCTATGCAGAGCAAGCCTCGCCAACAGGCTCCTGATTACTCAAACCCAGTTGAACAGTTTGCTTCACAGCTTTCTCCGCGTTCGGCTGAGTGGGTTCGTAGAAATCCGCAGTGCGTAACCGACCAGCGCCTGCAACAAAAGATGATTGCAGCGCATAATTTAGCTGTTGCAGACGGCTATCAGCCTGATTCCGACGATTACTTTGGCTTCATTGAAGACACTTTGAAGGTTGGAAATCGATATTCTCGTCAAGATGACAGCAATCGAGAGGAATCTGCTTTGTCTAGTGCATCAAAACCCGTCTCTCGGCAGGCTCCACCGCCCGCAGCACCCGCAAATCGCGGTTCTACACGGCCAAATGTGGTTCGCTTGACCAAAGCAGAAGCGGAAACCGCCAAAATGTTCGGTATGACTGAGCAGGAATACGCAAAAAACAAAGTTGCCCTTCAAAAAGAAGGCAAAATGCCAAATTAAGGAGATAGGTTATGGAAAAACAGATCAAACGCCGTGGACAAGACCCACGAATTGTCGAAGAAACAGAACAGGTTGCGGTTCCGCGTGGCGATATGCGTGATGAGGTACGCGAAGAAAGCCCGCTTGAACGCGCCAATCGTCGTTCAGCTCAATTGCGCGGCCACATCGACAGCATGACTGAGGGTTCGGACGAGTTTCCGCTTCCGCAGGCCCCAGAAGGTTGGACTTATCAGTGGTGCCGCCGTCTTTTGCTTGGCGCAGAAGACCCGAGCCACATGGTCGAGTTGGAACAGGCTGGTTGGGAACCAGTTCCTGTGCGCCGTCACCCAAACTTTATGCCGAACGGCTGGCAAGGTGCCACTATTGAGCGCAAAGGCATGATCCTTATGGAACGCCCGACCGAGATCGTTGATGAGGCTCGCCGCCGCCATGACTATCTGGCCCGCAAGCAGGTCCGCGATAAGGAAGCTCAGATCGCAGGCACGCCTGATGGCACGTTGACCCGTGATCACGCGCAAGTTCGCCCGCAGATCAAGAAGGGCTACGAAGCTATTCCAGTTCCATCGGATAAATAATTGTCAAGTTAGCGCTTGACATTATGCCAGTGATTGGGTAATATAATTGGGCAAGGTCAAAAACGGCCTTGCCCAATTTGCTGTTTGATATGGAGATATAAAATGACCGCAGCAGAAATGATGTATTTGTTGGCTAAATCAAAGTGCAACAAATTCGATGCTGAAGACCGGAAGTTGTTCCCCGGCATCAAAAGCGAATCTGCAATGATTTTTTATATGGAGGATGGTCGGATCATCGTGACGGAGAAAGAATACGTCGAAATATACTCACGCAGCCTCGATGTCCTTGGGCAGTTTGAACTGAAAGACTGCAATAAATAAAGCACTGAGCCGCCCTTCGGGGCGGCTCTTTACGTTTCAGGCGCGTTCTGTTACTTTGTGCATAGAGGCTTTATGCCCTACCTCCCCCGGCGTGGAGGTTTTAAACTTTCCCGGTTCTTAATCGCCCCGGCGCGCGATGATGAACTTCCTGTAAAAAGGAGGCCCCGTCATGGCGAATACAAATGCGCCTTTCGGTTTCCGTCAGTACAGCGGCACTGGTTCTGCCCCAACCTATGAACAGGTTGCTGTCCAGATCGCTTACAACGCTACGAATATCTTCTTTGGCGACCCCGTTGAACCCGATGCTAACGGTCAGGTGATTCAGGGCGATGGCACGACTGCGGCTGCTGGCATTGCTGGTATCTTCGTCGGCTGTCAGTATCTTTCGGTTTCGCAGAAGCGTACCGTTTGGTCCAACTATTGGCCCGGTTCAGATGTTGCCTCGACCCAGACGGTCATTGGCTACATCATCAACGACCCGAACGCTAAGTTCCTCGTTCAGTCGGATGCGACAGGCGTTGCTCAGTCAGATGTTAACGGCACCGTTGGTTATACCATCGGCACTGGCAACACTGCCAACGGCATCTCTGGTGCATTCATCTCCAGCATTGGCCCGACCACTGCTACCCTTCCGTTCCGTATCGTCGGCCTTGTCACGCAGCCTCCGGGTTCTGCTGGCACTGAGGCTGGCGCTTACAACTATGTCATTGTCTCGTTCAACAACGTGACAACCCGCAATCTTACGGGCATCTAAGGAGTAAGGACCAATGGCTGTTAATCTCTCAGCGATTAAAGACCTTCTCCTCCCCGGTCTCCGTGGGGTTGAAGGCAAGTACGAGATGATCCCATCTCAGTACGACAAAATCTTCACCAAGCATGAGTCGAAGATGGCTCTGGAACGCACTGCTGAAATGCGCTTCCTCGGCCTCGCCCAGCTCAAGACAGAAGGCGGTCAGACTGCTTTCGATAACTCGGCTGGCGAACGCTACGTCTACAATCAGGAACACACTGAAATCGCTCTTGGCTACGCGATCACTCGCAAGGCCATCGATGACAACCTGTACAAGACACAGTTCATGCCGTCGAACCTCGGCCTCATCGAATCCTTTCAGCAGACGAAGGAAATCTATGGTGCCAACATCCTCAACACAGCCACGACCTACAATGGCGCGGTTGGCGGTGATGGTGTCGCGCTGGTTTCGGCCTCGCATCCTATCGATGGCTCGACAATCTCGAACTACGCAACGGTTGAACTCAACGAGTCCACCCTGCTGAACGCGATGATTGCGGTTCGTACCAACTTCAAGGATCAGGCTGGCCTCAAGGTCTTCGCCCGCGCCCGCAAGTTGATCGTCCCGACTGCTTTGGAACCTGTCGCAATCCGTCTCACGAAGACAGAACTGCGTCCGGGTACAGCGGACAATGATGTTAACGCGATCATGATGACCTCGGGCGGCTTGCCTGAGTCCTATATGGTTTCGGACTTCTTGACCTCGACCTCGGCTTGGTTCCTGCTGACGAACATCGACGGCCTCTCCTACATGGAGCGTGTTAAGTTTGAATCCGACATGCAGGTAGACTTCGTTACTGACAATCTTCTCGTGAAGGGCTACGAACGTTACAGCTTCGGTTACTATAACTGGCGTTCGATCTACGGTTCGTTCCCGACCTAATACAGAGAGGGGCGGGGTTAATCCTCGCCCCTTTTTCTAGGTATCCCTGATCACACAGACCGACCTAGCGGACTCTGCACAGACTGTGTGATCTTATCGTGCAGGAGGTTCCTATGGGAGCAACCACTTTTACTGGTCCAGTTAAGGCTGGCACCGTTCTGAACACCACCGGAACAACCGTTGGTACGCTTAAAAATGTCGGTTACGTTGAGCTTGCTCAGTCTCAGGCAATTACGCAGACAGGTTCTGCAACTGCCTTGGCAACCAACATTGTCATCCCAGCAAACAGCACAATCACATCAATTGATCTGTTTGTTACGACTGCTTGGTCAAGCGCAACGACAACTTACACCATCAGTGTTGGTACTTCGGCAACTGCAACTGAATTGGTTGCGGCCTCAAATGTTAATACGGTTGGCCGTCAAGCCCTTAATCCGGGTACGGACGCTACCAAAACTGCCGCTTGGATTAACACAGGTCCGACAGATGATCGTATCTATGTT